ATTTCCTGCGCTGAATTCTGTGCTTGCCATGCATTCCATCCAAGTTGATGAGATTCAATCCATTGTTTCTGCATAGAATAAGTTCCTTCTACAACTCTACGAATTGTTTCCCACCATCTCTCATTTTTACCATTTTTTTTAACACGAGAATACGTTCTCATATAAACTAATTCACCTAAGCCATTAAAACCAAATGGTGGCTTTTTTCTTTTGTACTTTGCTATAAAATTTTCAGACAATTGGAACTTTTCCATATAAACTATTTCTCCTTGCTACAAACTTTTCCTATAAACTATGTTACTCACTTTGATAAATATAATATATACTCCAATCTATTCAAAACCTTCCACATCAACATTCATATCTTTAAATTTAGTTGAAAGTTGCTTCCTCTCATACTCTGTTGAGTTATCCATTTTACCCTGTACTGTTTTTCCATCCTTTGTACTCGCTTCATAAACTTCAATTTTACCTATATTTGTATTTATCATAGCTGGAAACGTAAGACCATCAGGTCCAAATCTATTTTTAATCACATGAAATCTACCTGTATTTGCTATTTTATCAGCAACTTTTCTACTAACTGATATAACAAAGTCTGCAATCATCACTTTACTATATGCCTCTGCAACTTTTGATGCATCAATTATATTTTCTTCCAACGAACTTCTATTTGCCTGTGATGCAGTCCAAATTGGTAAATCACATTCTCCTGCTAATCCTCTCAAATCTTCATAAATATTTTCTAAAATATGCCTTTTTTCTGTACCTACACCTCTCAAAATATCTGCATAATCAACAATAACAATATCTGGCTCTATCTGTTGTAATTCTATTGTTTTTAAATGTGCTGACAAAGTTTGAACTGAAGCAGATTTCGTTGGAAAATATTTAATGAGAAGTTTTCCTTTCATTGCTTCAACTTTCTTTTGAACTTCATCTTTATAAAATTTTATATTAGCCGTTGGTGTACCACTAATAATTGAATCATATCTCAATCCAACATACTCTTGATTCAACTCTAATGTATAATGAACAATTGTTAATCCTTTTTTTAATGCATTAGCAGCTATAGCCTGTAAACACCAAGTTTTACCAATACCTGCAGGTGCAACTATTACACCCAATTCACCTTTACCTAATCCACCATCCATTATATCATTTATAGAATCCCAAGGAGTTGTTATTGTATTCCTAACACTTTTAAGTAACCTATCTTCAATTCCCGTAGTATAATCATGACCTAAATCTCTCTCTGCTCCAGCTTTAAGTGCATCATCTATAAGTTTTTTAATACCATCATAATCTCTATTTTGTAATAAGTCTACTGACTGTACTATAGCACTTTTAAGAACTTGATTTTTACAAAAATCTATAGTTTGTGATTTGATAAATTCCAAATCCGTAGCATTAATATTTCTCCAAGCATTTCCTAAATTTTCTATAACTGAAACTTTTAAAACATCATCATCTATACCATCTATTTTAACTTTCATTACTTCAAGAGTAATAGACCTCTTATATTTTAAATAATATCCTATAATAGTTCCAACTAACCACTTATTTGCATCAGATTCAAAATAACTACTCTCAATAATATCATGAATAGTTTGTAAAAATATTTTATCTTCCAATAAAGATGATATTACTTTTATTTGAAATTGTTGCCCAAAGCGTGTTAATTTAGAATCATTCGCCATATAATTTTTTTCTTTTTTCTTCTTTAATTTTTTCTACACGTTTTAATTTATATCTATCTCTAGCTTCTTTTTTTAATTGCTCACTATTACGTTCATAATATTCCATCTGCCATTTTCGTTGAGCTTCACGCTTTTCCTTTTTTGTAAAATATTTACGTTTTCTTCCCATAAGACTTTTCTGCCATATTATTTAATTTATTAAACGAAGTGGCTAACCAACTATTTAAATTTGGTAACGTTGAATATAACTTATCATCCATAAACATTGTTTGAAATTTATGCTTAACTAACTTAGAAATTGGTTTATTAACTGTATCAAGTATTTTTAACTTTTGATGCTGTGAAATATCCACCTCATGTAACTGCATCAATCTACGATTCAGAAACATTGTATCTCTTTGTTCTAAAATAGTTTTATAAAAATTTCCACTTTCGGTATCTTGTTTTGCTACTGCAGTTTTTATAATATCTTCAACACTATAATAAGAACCATCTTTCATAGCAGGAAAATTCTTTACAAGAGTTTTAGTTCCAATTCCTAATACTCCCTTTATATTATCTGATTGGTCGCCATCAAAGATTCTACACATTAGAAGATTATTGGGTGTTACACCATATTCTTCTTTAACCAGCTCGGGATTATATAGTTTCTTTTTGGTAGGCGACCATACAGATATTCTATCACTTACTAACTGCAAAAAATCCTTATCAGTTGACATTATAATAATATCACTTTTAGGTAATACATTAGTTGAAATATAAGCTATGGTATCATCAGCCTCTATATTATCTATTGATAGTATAGTTATAGGAAGTTGTTCAAGATATTCAACAGAACGTTGAACCTGCATAAACATTGACTTTTGTTCATCATCTACAGAAGAAAAATCATTAGCTCTATTAAGACGTATCTTTGTCTTACGCTTCTTTTTATATTCTGGATATAACTTACGGCGGCGGACAGACCCCCCTTTACCATCAAATACAACTATGCATCGGGTGGGATTGAGCATTTTAATTGCATAACCGACTGACTTCAAAAAACCAACTATTCCCCCAACGTGAATCCCATCATCATTGAGAGTTGGTATAACGCTGAATACTCTTATAAAGGTATTCAGGCCATCTATTATCAGTACCTTATCATCAGGCTTCCCTGAATCTATCTCGCCGCCGTGTTTTCTTATTTCATTTAATATAGATATGTATCTATCATTACTCATCAGATTCTTCTGCTACAGTTATATCATCAATTCCAAAGTTTTTATCGTATTTAAGAATCGCTTTACTACAAATTAAATTATAGCAATACTCTTTAAACTCAGTATCCTTTAACTGTTCTGACCAATCTTTAGATTGAAACTTTATTTCATTCCCTTGATGGTCATTCATCGTATACCAAGCACCACCTTGTTTTAACAATTTATGATCTTTTAAGACCTGTAGCCAACTTCCATCATCATCAATACCACTTTCAAAGTACAAATTAAAATCAGCATGCCTCATGGGAGGACCTAGTCTATTTTTAATGACTTGAGCTCTCATTTTCATGCCGATTGTATTAGTCTTTTTATCTTTGATTTGTCCAACATTTTTCAATCTGATACGTGTTGAAGCGTGGAATGGTAATGCTTTTCCACCACTTGTTGTCCAAGGGTCTCCAAACATTACTCCGAGTTTTTGTCTGAGTTGATTAGTGAATACTAAAGCTATCTTCTGTCTACCAATCATTTGAGTAATCTTTCTCATCGCTTTTGATATGATAATAGCTTTAGATGTAGCCCATCCGTCTTTTTCAAAATCAGCCTCTAACTCTACTTTAGTAGTAGCTGCTGCTAAAGAATCAACCAAGATTGTTACTAATCTATCTTTATCTGATTCACGAATCTTTACAACAATTTTTTCAATGGCTTCGAAAATATCTTCTATTGTTTCTAAATGTATATACAACATATTACTTACATCTATTCCAATAGCTTCAAGAAATTCTCTACTCACAGAAGTCTCAGTATCCATATAAACTGCTACTCCTTCTTTTCTTTGTGTTTCCGCAAGAATGTGAGCACCAATTAAAGATTTACCACTCGATTCTAAACCATTAATTTCTGTGATTCTTCCTACTGCAATACCACCATTAGGTTTATTCGAAATTGCTAAATTTAATAGAGTTGATCCTGTTGAAACAAAATCCTTTATATCTGTAGGAGTTGTATCAGAACCGTCTAAAAAATAAGCAACTTTGGTATCTTTGAATTGTTTGTTAAGATTATCAGCTAATACACTTGCTAATTCATCTTTTACAGACATTTAAATTCTCCTCTTTAACTATTAAAGAGGTCATCAAATGCTGCGGATGCATCAGAAGTAGTTGTATTACTTTGTAAGGTAGATACTGTAGAAGACTTTTCAGTTTCTTTTTTAGTATCAGTTTCCTCATCATCTTCAGAAGGATTTAGCCATTTCTGTAAAACTTCTGCTAATTCATCATAAGTTTGTTCGTTATAAATTTCACGAATATCCTTTTGTGAATTTAACAAAGTTTCAAGTTCCTTTGCATCTTCTGTAATCTGAGTTTGGTTGGGTTTAACTCTAATAGTTGTTTTAGGAAACGAAGCACCGATTTCTTCGGCTGTTTTGAATTCGACTCCTACATCCCTACCATTTACTGGATCTGTAATATCACCATAATCTGGATCTGCAATAACTGAAAGAAGTTCCTGGTAAACTGTTTTACCAAATCCCCAGAATTTTACTCCTTCTTTTTCTTCACCACGAACAATTACAGGTGTAAAAGTTCTCATTTTTGCCTCTAACTTTTTACCTAATTTCCAATCATCTCTATTACCAGATGACTTTAGTTTATCAGCAAATTCTTCAATTGGATCTGGACGACCAAAACTGATTGGTGATAAGTAACTCTTACCGCCAATATCATAATGAAAAAATAGTTCAATAAACGGTGTTTGCTTATTGAATTTATAAGGTACTATTCTAATTAAGGTTTTGCCTGGTTGAGGTTTCCAAAGATTTGAAGTACGAGTATTCGTAGTTTGAAGTTGAGTTAATCTTTTCTTGATTGCGTTAATATCCATTTGATATCTCCTTATTATTTATTATTTATTTAGTATTTTTCAATGATTACCA